CAATGCTTGACAACCTGATCGGTGTCTTCTTTGGGCAGCCAGTGCTTATCACTAACCTGCCTAGCAATCTTCTTGATGGAACCTTTGATGGCTTTGTCGAGAATGTGGCACTTACTGCCACTCCTACTTATGTGGACATGACCCTATATGTCTCAGCTACAGACTTCTCCCTATCAACTACACAATGGGAAACAGTTACACCTGCCTCACTCATTTGGACAGGCGTAAATGCTACACTTACATGGACAAATGCGACAGGAGCACTAACCTAATATGGCATCGACAACTACTAACTATAACTTTGATGTACCTACATCGAGCGACCTAGTAAAAAATGGTGCGACCCAGATCGCGCTACTTGGACAGGATCTAGACACTTTCTTATTCCGTCCATTTACACGCAATGGCATTATCAACGGATCATTTGACATTTGGCAGCGTGGAACTTCTATCGCTAATGATGCTACCTACACAAAGTATTGTGCAGATCGTTTCCAAGTGAACCGAGCAGGTCTAGCAACAGGTGCAACAGTTTCACGCCAGACCTCTGGCTTAACTGGTATCCAGTACGCAGCTAGAGTTCAACGCGACAGCGGTAACACAGGCACTGGAGCAATCTACTTTTTGACTGCATTAGAAACAGCAGACTCAATGCGTTTTGCAGGTCAGACTGTAACAATCTCATTCTATGCTCGCGCAGGTGCTAACTATTCATCTGCATCTTCTGCTTTAAGCGTTCGACTAGATTATGGCACAGGTACAGATCAGTCAATGGGTTCAGGCTTTACTGGTCAGACAGCAGTGGTAACACAAACAGCCACACTAACTACATCATGGCAACGCTTTAGTTACACTGCTGCCGTATCTTCTACTGCAACAGAAATAGGTTTCTACAGCTTCTACACTCCAGTCGGCACAGCAGGTGCCAATGATTATTACGACATTACAGGCATTCAATTAGAAGTCGGATCTCAGGTTAGCCCGTTTATTCGTGCAGGTGGCGGTTCAATTCAAGGCGAATTGGCTATGTGTCAGAGGTATTATGCCAAGTCTTACGAAAACTCAATTACAGTTCCTACAAACTCAGCTGCTGGCGGTCTTGTTATGTTGGCAACTACAGCAACTGTTGCAAGCGGTGCTTATCTTGGAGGAGTTAGACTTCCAGTAACTATGAGAGTAAATCCAACAGTTACAATCTATTCCTTTACAAGTAGCACTTCAGGCGTTGTTTCCAATGGTGACGGAACAGATTTATCAGCATCAAGCGGATCTACCAACTTAATTGGCAACGCTTCCTTCGGAGTTCAAAATAATAATGGTTTGCTTATCACCGCAAGTCGCGGTGGGTTTGTATTTCACTATGCAGCAAGTGCGGAGCTATAAAATGATTACTTATACTTTATTAGATAATGGCTATGTCCTTATGGATAATGATGGAGTGATTTCGACTATTCCCAATGATCCTGCCAACTCTGATTATCAGGCATATTTAGCACATGAAGCCGCAGCTAAGTAAGGCAGCGATTCAACTTAGGGAACAGTTTAATGACACATTCCCAAGTCGTGACCGCACATCGGATGGCTGGATCGGTGATAGTAGACACTCATCTCGCCCTAGCGATCATAATCCCGATGCTGAGGGCTGGGTTCGTGCCATCGATGTTGATCGTGATGTCAGTGGTAAGTCCAAGCCTGACCTCATGCCAGATATTGCAGATCAGATTCGTCTCTTATGCAAGTCTAAAAGAGAAAAGCGCATTACCTACATTATCTTTGATGGTCGTATCGCCTCATCAAAAAAGAATTGGGCATGGCGAGAATACACAGGGGCTAATAAACACAACCACCACTGTCACATCTCGTTTGCGAAAGAAGCTGACGATGATGGGGCTTTTTTTCAAGTACCTATGTTAGGAGCATCTAATGAATGAATTAAAGACAGCAGCAGGATCATGGGCGAGAGCCTTCCTTGTAGCAGCAATTTCCATGTATGCAGCAGGAATTACAGATCCAAAGGCACTTATCGCAGCTGGGCTTGCATCCATCATTCCACCAGTTTTGCGATACCTATCGCCTAACGATAGTTCACTCGGCACAAAGAAGTAATGAGTGCCCTTAACTGGGCAGGTTTTGCAGTAGCACTTGTCACGATTGGATCTGCCTTTGTGGGTTCAATCCGCTGGTTAGTTAAACATTACCTTGCTGAACTAAAGCCAAATGGTGGATCGTCAATGAACGATAGATTGACAAGACTTGAAGCGCGTGTCGAAACTGTGATTCAACTCCTAGACAGGTAACAATTATCTCATGGCAAGAAAAAAGGTTATTGACTTAGATACCTACACAGCGTTAGATGCCTGGGCTATTAGCCTACAAGAAATGTACAGGGCACTACGCAGAGCAGGCTTTGACGTTGAATTATCTTTAGCAATCATTGTAGAACCAATGGCTTACCCGCGTTGGATCTTGCCTAATCCAGTCGAGCCAGAGAAGTTTGGCGATTATGAAGATGAGGACGATGATTAAGAAACGCTACTTGGTCATATCGGATCTACAGATCCCCTATCACCATGAGCAAGCCGTTAAGAATCTAATCAAGTTAGTAAAGCGTGAGAAGTTTGACCTCGTATTAAACACAGGTGATGAGCTAGATATGCAGTCACAAAGCAAGTGGGCACAGGGCACTAAATTAGAATGGGAAGGAACACTCGATGCTGACAGAAGCCTTGCTCAGGATATTCTCTATGAACTCGGCACAACAGATGTCACTCGAAGCAATCATACAGACAGGCTCTACCACACGCTATTACGCGCTCCTAGCCTCATTGGACTCCCAGAGCTTGAATACTCCAAGTTTATGGACTTTGCAGGACTCGGCATCCGATTCCACAAAAAGCCATTTGAGTTCCACAAAGGCTGGGTCTTAGTACATGGTGACGAAGGATCGATGAACACCAATGCTGGACTTACAGCTCTTGGTCTAGCGCGTAAGTTCGGCAAGTCTGTAGTCTGTGGACACACCCACAGAGCAGGCATCAGTGCCTTCACAGAGGGCATAGGAGCCTCATACAGGACTTTGTGGGGCTTAGAGGCTGGGAATGTCATGGACAAGAAGAAAGCCTCTTATTTAAAGGCTGGCAGTGCTAATTGGCAGATGAGCGTGGCAGTCATAGAAACGCATGGAGATCGTGTCAGCCCAATGCTTGTGCCTATAAACAAGGATGGGTCATTTACCCTGTATGGACGACTTTACGCTTGACATCCGCACCACGCTAGACGATGCAGTAGACGCTGGAGAATCGTTATCGTTTCGTTATAAAAATGTGCTTGATTAGTCTGGAGTCTATGCAACACTAAAGCCATGACAAGCACAACGACACTAATCAAGGAAGAATTTTGGACACTTGTATGCGAAAAGCATGGCTTTACTTGTGACTTCAAGACAAAGAAACAAGCTCTAGCTTGGAAAAATGATTCTTCCGTTTGGTGCGAAAAGTGCTAATTATAACTACTATAAGAAAAAGGGCGAAATGACAACAACAGAAAAAGCATTGCTTATCTGTTTCATAGGGTTAGCATTCTCGATGACACTGATAACAATAGATGCTTATAGATTGGGTAAAGAACGCGGCATTCGAGAAGGTTGGCATAGAGGTCGCAACCTTAGCCGACAGGAATTCTGGGAAGAATGAAAGCCAATGAAATCTTACTCTCAGCCACCGACACGATCCGCGATCGTGGCTTATCATATGGTCACCCTGCGGATAACTTGCAGCACACCGCAATGCTCCTCAGTGCATATTTACAGACACCGATACACGACTATCAAGTGGCAGGGATCATGGTCTTGGTTAAACTTGCAAGAACTAATCAGTCAGCCCAGCACATTGACAACTGGATCGACATGGCATCCTACGCTGGTTTAGGTGGGCAACTAGCAACAGAGGAGAACGACCTATATGTTTAATTTAGCCGATTATGAGACAGTGGAGGTCAGACTTGAGAAGTTTATTAAGG